CGTGCGCTTTCGAAGGCCGAAGCGACGGCGGAACGGGCAATGACCAGCCTGACCACATGCAAAGCCAACACCACGACGCTAGAGGCCGCGCTGGAGGCTCAGAGCCGCGCCGTGGCGGGCCTTAAGGCGGAGTCCGATAGGCGTGTAGCCCAAAGCGCCAAAGCCGCCAGAGACGCCCGCGCTGTGGCCGAGAGCGCCCGCCGTCATGCTGACCGGGTGCTGGCGATGAGGGCTCCCGAGGACGTGTGCGCGGGGGCTTTGGATGTTCTGAGGGGAGGGTGATGCTGCGGGCCAGTCGCTACACTGACCAAGTGGCGTCAGGGTCGGCTTTCACCCAGCCGCCCGAAGGCGGGCCTGGACCGCAAACCCAGGCTTCAGGACCACTCACTCCGACGAACGTGCGCGGGTCTGCTTCCCCCGCCGCCGCAGCCCCAAACCTATAGCGCGAACAACGGAGACAATCAATGTTACGATTAGCGCCGTTAGCGGCCATCCCGTTAATCTTGACCGCCTGCGCTACGGCGTCAGAACCCCGCATTGAGGTCCGCGAAGTCCGCATCCCGGTCGCCGTTCCATGTGCCACCGACCCCGGCCCCCGTCCCGAGTACCCCGACACCGATGCGGCGATTGCAGGCGCTCCGAACGTGTTTGAGCTTGCCAAGCTATACCGCGCCGGACGTGCTCTCAGGATCGGGCGGGAGGCGGAACTAGAGGCGAGCGTGGCGGGGTGTCGTTAGGCGGCTTGATCCACGGCCCGCGCTTGCCCCGCTGGATCGAAAACGACGCGGCGAAAAACGCTTCGTAAGCGGCGTCGAACAGATCAGCGCCGCGCATAAGGCCGCGCCCGATCCAATACAGCGACCATGAAGCCAGCCAGCGCATCACTCTCCCACCTCCCCCAGCAGCGCATCGATCATGGCGGTGAAGGCGAGGCCGACCCCTGCGGTGGTCACCTCGTCGGAGTAGTCCGCCGCCTTCTGCGCGCCAGCCCATTCTACCCTATCGCTCGGCTCTCTCACCACTCCCAACACCCCCCGCACGATAGCCAGACACTCACGCTCTGACAGGTACGGCTTACCGGATGCGGTGCGGACGGCGGCGATCAGGTCAGCTTTCATCGGTTGAGCCCTCCGTTTGGCTCGCCAAGGCACGCCCGGCCTCGGTCAAAGTGACAGCCATGCACCCCGTATAAAGGCCGCGCACCGTCGCAAGCCCGTCTCGAACCATGTTCCACACCTCGTCTCGCGTGGCGTCGGTGTCATACTCAGACACAATGCTGGACGTCATAAATCTGGCGATCAGGTCAGCGCGGGTCATGGGGTGTCCTTGCTCGCATCGGCTTTGCCTTGGTCATACGCGGCGCGCAACCATGCCTCTGCCTTGGGGCCTAGATCGTGGACGGCGCGCTCTAAACGCAGGGCATACCCCTCCATTTCCTCATACCAATCGCTGAACGTCCGCTCACCCACCACGGCCTCGGAAGGCTCTGGTCGGGCTAGGATTGCGTCGGCTTTGTTGTCGCTATCCACGCTCGCCTCCTGAGTGCTTGGTGATGAAGGCAAACGCTGCGCGAACCTGCCTGTTAGTGAACGGAAAGCCGCAGATGGCGTCGTCGGCTTCGGCTTTGGCGATCTGATCTGGTGTCAGGCTGGTGTCGTAGGTCCGGTTGATCTTGACGGCAAACGGCCTCAACACCCTCACAGCCTCATCCAGCGAGGCTTCAGCGGCGAGGCGGTCGGCCTCTAGGTTGACTATGCGGCCCGCGAGCGTCAGGTCGTCGTCGCCTTCGGTTCGTGCCTGCCCGAACCTGTCCAGCGTCAGGTGCGCCTCATCCAGTGAGGCTCGCAGCCGCTCGATCTCTGCGGCTTGGGTCTCGATGGTGCGCTCCATGTCCAGCATCGCGCCGACGATGCGCGGCCACTTCTGCTGAAGCCCCTCAAGTTCGTCGGGCTCAAAGTCACTCAGGCTCACGGCAGCAACCCTCCCGCATCATGCAGCGCCTCGCACAGGGCGGGCATCCCCGCCCCGTTCGGAACCGGCGCGAAGCACTGATCACACAGCCACAGCTTGCCGGTGTCGGGGTCATGGTAAGCCGTGCCGCCGCATGTTAGCGGGATCGGGCGGGTGTCGGTGGGGGTCATCCCTTACGCTCCCCCTCCCGACGCACGGCCTTGATGGCGGCGAGGGCGGCTTGGACGGTGACGTAGTTGTCCATGTTACCGTTTCGGTAGGATTCGGCGCTGGCGGGCCATGTCTTCGCACACGCCTCCCGCGCCAGGATCAGGTCAGGATCAACCGGCTTCCACCCGGTGCGGACCAGGGCGGCGGCGATGGCAGCAGCCGTAATCCTGTCATCGGATAGCATCTTAACCCAAACCTCGTGAGCCTCCTCCGCGACTTGGCAGTCTTCGTCTGTGATTTCTGGTAGTTCGGTCACGCTATCCTCCTAACCTCAACCGTCGCCCCGATGACGCGCATCCTCTCGGCATAGGCTTCGGCGAGTTCCAAGTGGTTAAATGTTCTGACCAGTCGGCCAGCGATGAGACAGTGGTAATCTGGGTGGGTCATTGGGGAGCGCCCGCGAGGCCGCAGTAGCCCGTTGCGACCCCGACGGTGCCTGGGCTGTCGATGCGCCTAAGCGCAATTGGCGCGGTGAGGCGCCAAGCCATGCAGGCAGAGGCGATGCAGAAGCTCGCCACAGGAGCCCGCGTGTCCGTCCCTTGGGGTAGCTGCACGCGGTTATGCGCGCCGCTTGCCGAGCCGTTTTCAATCACGCGCGCAAACGGACACCACTTCGTCTTTGCTTCTTCCTCAGTCATCAGCCTATCCATTCAATCAGCAGCCAGACGCATCCGGCCAAGGAAGCGAGGGTGATGACCTCGCGGAGATACCAAAGCGGTGAGCGCACTATGCGGCCTCCAGTTCGATCACGAGCCCCGCATCCGCCGCAGCGGCGTTGAGGTCGTCAAGCAGCGCCCACGCCTTTTCACGGTTGAACAGGGCCAACAGGTCGCGCACGATCTCAGGGGAGAGGCGGGCGGTGCCGAGGTAGACTTGGCCGGAGGAACAGGTGAAGCGGGTCATGTGTTCACCATGTCGGTCAATTCAGCCAGAAGCTCGTCAAGCTGATTGGCGCTTCGCAGCCACGTCAGGCGCTCAAACGCATCCTTGACCAGCCGCTCCAGCATCATCCCGTCACTGGTGTTGGCGGGACTCAGGGCGATCCGCGCCATTTCGACGGGGTGGTTTCGGTGGTCAGCCATCAAGCCGCCTCCCCGTAAGCCGCCGCCGCTTCCGTGATGCTGGCGAACCGGCTGACCGTTATATCGCAGTCCTTTTCGCCGTCGCGGCTAAAGAACCATTGCTCCGTGACGACCTCAAACCCCGCCGGGGTTTCGAGAAGCGACACCTTGCGCGACCAGTTGTAAGGGGTGCGCTTGTCGCCGTGCGACGTGGCGATGATGTGTGCGGGCATCTTAGGCCTCCACCAGCCAGCGGGCGATGCGCTGCGCGGCCCACGCTTCGTGGTCGGGCTCATGAGGGTCCATGCCGCAGTCAATGCAGCGGTCCAGAAGCACGTTCGTCGTGCGGACCATGGCGCGGAAGGTGTCGAGGCTCGCGCCTTCAACGGCGGCGGCGGCTGAACGAAGCGCCGTCTGGTGGGCGTCGTTCAGAAGTTCAAGCTGGTGTTCGGTCGCCATCTCGTTTCTCCGTTTGCGTTGGTCCCCATAGTCACCACGCAAGCGTGACGGTCAACATAAAAATGCGCCTCTCAGTCACAATTAATGATTGACCGCGCCGCGTCCGTGCGCCACCACTAGGGCATGACCCTAGCTCAATGGATGGCCGCCAACGGCTACAAAGACCAGCGCCTGGCGGACGAACTGTCCCTATCGCGCTCGGCAATCACCCGCATCCGTCGCGGCGAGCGTAAGCCGTCGCTTGATGTCGCCCTACGCCTTGAGCGCGTCACCGGCTTGCCGATCGGCGCGCTGGTGGGGGCGGCGTGATGCCGGTCGCCATAAACACCCTTCAGGAGCAAACGAAATGACCGAACGAAAAAACAACGTAAGGAAGTTCCCGAAATACCCGGAACTTCCGATTCACCGGCTCGCGGACCACTATCTGCCAAGCCTCAACGATCATCAGGCGCACCTCGACGCTATCGCCCGCGCGAACAACGGGCGCGGTTTCGCCGTCGCCAAGGTGCGGGCGTGAACTGGACCGAGGCAGAATTGGCCCGGCTGCAAGAGCTTGTCGGGCTTGGGTGGGCGCGGCAACGCATCGCCGCCGACCTCGGGCGCACGCTGGACGCCATTAAGGCCCGTATAGCCCAAGGCGGGTTTGACAAGCCCCCGGTTCGCGCGGCGCACTGGTGGACGCCGGAGGAGGAAACGAAACTTGAGGAACTATGGCGGGCGGGCCTTTCCGCCGGTGAGATCGGGCGCATCCTGGGCAAGGGTCGCGGCGCTATCGCCGGGGCGTGCGCCAGGCGCGGCCTAAAGCGCGGCCATGATCGGGCGCGCGAGATCAGATCAATCTCCTCCGCGATGCGTTCCGAAAAGTCGCCCGTCCGCAAGCGCGTCGCCAACTGGTCAATCTCCAAGGTCCCCGCGCCGGCCGACGTGCAATTGTACGTCCCCAAGACGCATACCGTCCCGCCGACCGCAAAGCATTGGCTTCAGCGTTCGTTCGGCGAGTGCGCTTTTCCTGTAGACGGAGCCGGGGTCGATCTGGTTTCGTGTTGCCGCAGGGGCTGGCGCACAACACCGGACGCAGCCGCCTACTGCACGGAGCATCGAGCGGTCATGTATCAACCGACACGCAGCGACCTTAGCGGGCTGGAGAGGGTGGTATGAGCGGGCTGAATGAATATCGTCAGGCCGTTGCTGCAAAGCGCATTGCCACGCCCACCGTTGGGCTAAGCCGCGTTCCTGACCTCAACCCCGCCATGTTCCCACATCAGGCGTCAGTCACCGACTTTGCGCTGAGAGGCGGTCGGACGGCGCTCTTTTTGGACACTGGACTGGGCAAGAGCCTTTGCGCGCTTGATTGGGGCCGCATTGTTGTTGAACACACGAACGAGCCCGTTTTGATGCTGGCGCCGCTCGCTGTCGCGGCCCAACACCAGCGCGAAGCGGAGAAGTTCGGGATCGACGCGCGGGCCATTCGTGAGCCCGACCAGATCACCACGCCGCGCGTCTACATCACCAATTATGATCGGCTGGACAAGTTTGATCCGTCCGCGTTTGGCGGGGTGATCCTGGACGAATCCAGCATCTTGAAAAGCATGAACGGGCGCACGTCCAAGTCGCTCATTCAGGCGTTTTCAGACACGCGCTTCCGTCTGGCCTGCACCGCCACGCCGGCGCCTAACGACCATTCCGAGCTAGGCCAACACTCCGACTTTCTAGGCACGCTCTCGGCATCCCAAATGCTGACGCGCTGGTTCATTCACGACAGCGCCGACACCGGCACATGGCGCATGAAGGGCCATGCCGTCCGCGACTTCTGGTCATGGGTGGCGTCATGGGCGCGCTGCGTTTCCAAGCCATCGGATCTAGGGTTTTCGGACGATGGCTTTGCGCTTCCGCCGCTCAATCTCGAGCGCCACGTTGTGAAGGCTGATCGGTCGCTGGACAGCGGCGCCGAAAAGGACGGGCAGGGTCGGTTGTTCCGCATCCCCGACACGTCCGCCACGTCGATCCACCGCGAAAAGCGCATGACCATTGAGGCGCGCGCCGACCTGATCGCGGAGATTGTCGCGCGGGAGCCGTGTGAGCCTTGGGTCATCTGGTGCGACACCGACTATGAGGCGGACGCGCTCGTTGCTCGCATCCCCGGCGCCATAGAGGTTCGCGGGTCGATGACGGCGGACCAGAAAGAGGAACGCCTCACCGCGTTCTCGACGGGTCAGGCTCGCATCCTGATTACCAAGCCATCCTTGGCCGGGTTCGGTCTCAACTGGCAGCATTGCGCTAGGATGGCGTTTGTCGGGCTCTCGTTCTCTTACGAGGCGTTCTATCAGGCAATCCGGCGGTGCTGGAGGTTCGGGCAAACGCGCCCGGTCAGCGTCCATGTGGCGTGCGCCGACACCGAGGAAAGCATCTGGCAAGTCGTGAACCGCAAGAGCGGCGACCACGACGCCATGAAGCGCGAGATGACGGCGGCCATGCGCCGCGCCGTCCGAATTGAAAACGAACAATCCCCTTATGAGCCGACCGCCCCGGTCCAGCTCCCATCATGGATGACCGCAGCATGAGCCACGTTCTCGACAGCGCCACTGGGCGCGGCTTCTACATCGTCAACGCCGATTGTGTGGAGTTTGCATCGACGCTCCCCGACAACAGCGTGGGCTTTTCGGTGTACTCGCCGCCGTTCGCGCAACTGTTCGTCTATTCGGACAGCGAGCGCGACATGGGCAACGTGGCCGACGAGGCGGAGTTTCGCCGGCTATATTCGTTCCTAGTCCGCGAGAAACTGCGCATCACCAAGCCGGGCCGGTTGACGGCGGTCCATTGCTCGGACCTGCCGCGCACGAAAACGACGCACGGGGTGATCGGGCTTTACGACTTCCCGAGCGACATTCGGCAGGTTCACGAGGAAGCCGGATGGACGTTCCATAGCCGCATCACCGTCTGGAAAGACCCCGTCGTGGAGATGCAGCGAACCAAGGCGCTGGGGCTTCTCTACAAGCAAATTCAGACCGACGCGACGCGAAACCGCCAAGGCATGGCGGACTACGTCATGGTGTTCCGCAAGACGCCGGATGACGAAAAGGACGCCGACAAGGTAGGCCACGACGCGCGCAACTTCCCTGTCTCGCTTTGGCAGCAATGGGCCTCGCCGGTCTGGATGGATATTCAACAGACTAACGTCCTGAACGTCAAAGTCGCGCGCGAGGAAAAAGACGAGCGCCACCTTTGCCCGCTGCAGCTTGACCTGATTGAGCGCGCCATCCGGCTTTGGTCGAACCCTGGCGATACGGTGTTTTCACCGTTCATGGGCATCGGCTCGGAAGGGTGGACAGCGATTAAGGCCGGGCGTCGGTTTGTCGGTTCGGAATTGAAGCCCGCCTACTTCCGCCAGGCGGTCAAGAACGTCTCGGAGGCAGAGGCGGCTGGCGAGACGCCGCAGCTATTCGACACGGCCGCCGCATGACCATCCTCGCAATAGACCCCGGCCTTTCGGGCGCGCTTGCGTTCTTGAAGCCGTCCGGCAATCTCACCGTTATCGACATCCCGACGCTGCAACTGAAAAAGCGCGTGATTGATGAATATGCACTCGCGCGGATCGTTGACGAGTGGGCGGTGGAAGTGCGCGAGGTTTGGCTTGAGCAAGTCGGCGTGCGGCCAGGCGAAGGCGCGGTCGGGGCGTTCACGTTCGGGCGCGGCTACGGCCTGTTGCGCGGTATCTGCGCCGCCAACTTCCTGACGATCCATGACGTGACGCCGCAAGTCTGGAAGCGCGCGCTTAACGTGCCGGCGGAGAAGGACGGCGCCCGCGCCGCCGCGTCCCGCTACTTCCCGCGCTACGCGGGCGAGTGGGCGCGGGTCAAGGATGACGGGCGGGCCGAAGCCGCCTTGATTGCGCTTTATGGTTCAAGGCAGATGCAAGCGAGGGCGGCATGACCAACTCATTTGAAACCCACAACATCGGCCACCTGTCGCCGTCGTCGATCAACCTCTGGATCAATGCGCCGTCGCTTTGGGTGCTGGAGAAGTTGCTTGGCCACCGTGGGGGCGTAGGCGCCGCCGCGCACCGGGGGACGGCGACGGAGGCGGGTGTCAGCGCCGGGCTATTCGATCACGCCTTGACGCTTGACGACTGCACCGCCGTCGCCTTGCCCGTCTATGACCGCCTAACCGCGCTATCGGGCGACCCTAAGCGCGAGACCGAACGCGGCGTCATTCCCGGCATGGTCAAGCAAGGCTTGGCGCTGCGCACGCACGGCGTCCCTATCCGCCCCAACCGTGGCGACCAGCACAAGGTCA